ATTTGACTTATCACACGACAGAAAATTCTCAGGAAGAATTGGAGAACTAATGCCAATAATGTTAACAGAATGTGTACCAGGAGACAAGTTTAACATAAAAACAACAAACTTAACGAGATTCGCTCCGCTAATCACACCAATAATGCATAAAGCATCAGTATATTGTCATTTCTTCTTTGTACCAACAAGGATAGTATGGGATAACTGGGAAAAATTTATATCCGGCGGAGAAGACGGATTAGACACAACAGTATTTCCAACATTACAAAACTTAAACGTAGCTAATTCAGTATTAGCGGACTATTTAGGATTACCAGACGGAAGTTATTCAAACACAAAAGTATCAGCAGTACCTTTTGCATGCTATAACAAAATATACAACGATTACTATCGTGATGAAAATCTTATAACAACAAAATTAATAGATTCAGTTATAGACGGACCACAAATACCAAACAATGCAATAGAAACAGATATACAAAAAAGAGCTTGGCAACATGACTATTATACATCAGCATTACCATTTACACAAAGAGGCCCAGAAGCAACAATACCATTAGGAACAACAGCACCATTATTATATGGTGATTATTCAAACCCACCTGTTGGACCACCAAAAGATTTTACATATGTAAAAACAGCTGAGTCAGCCGGAGGAGCACCAATAGGTAACTTGAGTCAAAATTTTATTACAAATCAAGATGCGGCCTTTACTGCCGCGTCAGGTACACCATTAAATTTCGATGTAACACAAACACACGTAGCTGATTTAACAGACGCAACAGCATCATCAATAAACGATTTAAGACGAGCATTTAGGTTACAAGAATGGTTAGAAAGAAACGCAAGAGGCGGTGCCAGATATATAGAAATAATAATGGCACATTTCGGAGTAAAATCATCCGACGCCAGATTACAAAGGCCAGAATTCCTTGGGGGATCCTCGACACCAATTACCATTAGTGAAGTGTTACAGACCTCTGATAACTCGAGCCAAACTACACCCCAAGCGAATATGGCCGGACACGGAGTGTCAGTAGGATCATCAGATTACGTTACATACAAATGCGAAGAACATGGATACATAATGGGAATTATGTCAGTTATGCCAATGACAGCATATCAACAAGGTGTACCTAAACACTGGTCAAAATTCGATAAATTCGACTATTATTGGCCCAGCTTTGCAAACATTGGAGAACAAGCAATTACAAATCAAGAATTATATCTCCAAAACAATGCAGACGACGCAGAAACATTCGGATATACACCTAGATACGCCGAATACAAATATATACCTAGTACAGTTCATGGAACTTTCAGAACGTCATTAAATATATGGCACATGGGAAGAATATTTGCAAATAAACCATCTTTAAATAAAGACTTTATAGAGTGTGACTATGACGAAGTAAAAAGAGTATTCGCTGCACCAGACGAAGAACACTTATATGTATACTTACATAACTAAGTAAAAGCAACAAGATTAATGCCATACTTTGGCACCCCAACAGTATAAACTATGAAATACAAAACAAAACGATCTAAAAAGAAGTACAACTTCGGAGTTAAAAAACAAAAGTCAAAATCTAAAAAATTCAACTCATACAGAGTTGCAAGAGGAGGAATTCGACTATAAATTAACCCACATAGCTTACAGCTAATGCAATGTTATACACCTTTTAGAGTAAAAAACAGAAACAAAGATAGACATCATCAAAATCTTATGATAGATGTACCATGCGGTAAATGTCTGGCGTGTAAAAAACGCCGAGCATCTCACTGGAGTTTCAGATTACTAGAAGAAGCAAAAGCATCTTCTTCAGCCGCATTTCTAACATTAACATATGAAACCGCACCAACAACAGAAAACGGATTTCATACATTAAAAAAACGGGACTTTCAGTTATTTCTTAAAAGATTAAGAAAAACATGTCCTACAAACAAACTTAAATATTACGCGTGTGGAGAATACGGAACACAAACTTTTAGACCCCATTACCA